TACCACCACCCACTAATGGGTGTGCTGTGGAAACTAATGGTTGTCCATCACCAATAGTAAAGTCAGTGCTAAACGCATTGTTTAATACATTTGCTCCTTTTACTTCTTTGGTATGCTGCATTGAACGTGCCAATGCTTTTGTGTATCTACGACCTAATTGGTCATATAAATTATCTTCGATTGCCTCTTCAGTTAAAGAGAAAGCAAGAGCTACAGTTTCGTGTGTATATCTTGCAGTATATCCTTCTGAAGCATTATCAAAGCTTACGCCAGCACCTTCTTCCTTGACAGGAGCTGCACCAAATCCAACTACTAAAACTTCTTCTTCGAAAGCTCTGTCTGAGTCTTCGATAGAATATAGCTCTTCATATTCGTTTTGATATTCGTCATATTCAAGTCCAAAGAGTGCATTTAGACCGGGTTCAAGTTCTTTCGCTAATTGAGCTCTACTTATAGCCATCTAATTACTCCTTATGCTAAGCCTGCGCCTTTAACGCCTGCTATATGATTTTGAATAACAACCAAAACATTTGTATTAGCTGAACCGACATCTGAATTTTCAGGGTCTTGGCTAATATCTATTGCCTTTAGAGGCAAAGTTGTTGTAGTTGCACCTGTTGTGACATCTAACTCTGCTCCTGAAATACCTGTTGTGGTACTGCCTGAGTTAGTGTAAACGATGTCAAAGTTACCAAACAGGTCGGCCACTGGAAAAGTGTCGTCTGCTTGTATTTCAAAGACCGTATTAGGGTCATCGTGTACAAAAGCAATAATATCTGAAGCATTAGTGCTTGCAGGGTAATGATTGCTAAATACTTGCTCTGATGTTGTTGGGTCTGTGAACATACAGCCGTTGAATACGCCTACAATAGGAACAGTACCTCCATCTGCATGGATTTCAATGCCACCGCCAGTAACTTGCATTACCAAGTCGCCTTGAAAGATATTTGTTCCGTAGTTAGCTGCTATTCTGTATCGGCTTTGTCCGCCTGAATAGGGTGAGCCACCCATCATTCTTACAGGTTTAAGACCAAATGAAGCGTCTTTATTCGCCATAATTCATCCTACCTTTTTTTACCAAATGATACATTAGATTTTCTATTAGAATCATACTTAACATATCTGTTATTGCCTTGAACCTCATTAAACATAGAATTATCTAGTGCTTCGTTCTGTTGCACGTTACGATTTTTATAATGTTCATTACGTTCATTAACAGTTTCTGTTGGTATTTTCGCTAATATCAAACCACCTACTGATATGACTCCTGCGTGTCTACCATGCTCAATAGTAGGTAAAGGAAAGTCTGGTATTTCGTCTTGTCTAACAAACTCCCATCCTTCTCTCATTCTAGCAGAAACATTGTTTCTATCTTCGATTCCTACATACTCTGACCTAATCCATCGGTATTGATATCCCTCTGGTGCAGGTGGAGTTTCAAGCATCCTTGCAGGTTGCCATGGTTTTCTTCTAGCGTTTTTATCGTGTTGCTCATCATCACGAGATTGGCGTGTTGTATTTTCAATCGCATCTATATCCATTATTTTGCTCCTTCTAGTTTAACTATTTCTTTACCCACTCTTCTTAGCCACTCTTCTTGTGACATTCCGTAAGGTTTCAAGTTACTCTTTACGGAAGCATGGTTAGAACTAATTTTAATACCGCTTTTCTTACCTTGTGTTCCTTGGCGACTTCCAGAGGAAGCAGAAACCACTCGTTGCACAGTTGAGTTGGCTTCTTTTGATACGCCTTCAGGCTCTGCCTGTAAATCAGGATAAACCTTTTGTAGCCTTTTGTCTAACTCTTCATAATATTCATCTTCATTACCATCAAATCCCTCTGATAATAAATCTTCATGAATACCCATGGCTGTATAAGTTTTGACTCTATCTTTTTGAAACCAGTCATTTTTTTCTTGCCATACTACAGCTTTAGCATCAGGCTTAGGTTTATCATACACTTGTTGCTGTGCATTTTGTACATTTTGTTCAACAATTGTTGAGTTTTGCTCTTGTTGTGATTCAAGCTGCATTTTTGCTAATCTGACTCTTTCTTCTTCTAAAGTAACTTTGTTCAACAACTCAACACTTTTAACTTCAAGATTTGGGTCGTTTGTTTCTCTAGCTTTTCTATATAAGTCTTCAGCTTGTTGCCTTTGTGACTTGACTCTATTTTCGTATTCTTCAGTATAATTTTTATCTAAAACTGTAGCTCTGTTTTTTACTGAAGATAACTCGTTAGATACTCTTGCATACTTTGACTCGGCCTCATCGGCTCTCATCTCTGCAGCTCGTATTCTATCGTTTAATTTGTTTATTCTTTTTGATACACCTCTAGTGTAATTATCAAGTTCGTCATCACCACCTGAGTTGGTTTCGACTGCTTTTGTTTCTGCCGCGTTTTCTGTTGTTTCTACAACATCAACAACTAGCTCGTTTTCAGCTTGAACCTGATTATCTTGGTTTGTGTCGTTCATATAAATACTCCTTATACTGAAACAATGTCATCAGGGTTTAAAATTGTGGCGATAACTTCGTCATCATTTATTATTCTGACTTCGCTTTCATCAGCCAACCTAAACCTAGAGCCTGCATATCTGCCTATCATTATCCAATCGCCCTTTTTACACCACACAGACGAAAATCTTTTTTTATCTGCGTAAGCGTCAGGACCTACTGCGACAACATAAGCAACTACAGTCGCTAGGGTTTCTCTATCGATGGTTTCTTTTACTAATTGAATACCACCTTCTGAAACTCCCTTACCACGGTAAGGAAGCACTAACAAACGCCAACCTGTTGGTTGTGGCATCCGTTCCAGAATACTTTTATCTAATAAACTTGGGTCTAAAACTCTTTTGTCCTCTTCTACAAAAGCTTTGTCCAAATCAATAGTTTCTTGTTCTGTTTTTTCTTCAACTGTTTTTTTCGACTCAACTGTCATCTATATCTCCTTTACTTTGTAAGTGTTCTTTTATCTTATCATGAATATAGGATAATGATGATATTTCGCCCATCAAAAACTGGTAATTTTCCATATCTTTAACGCCACCTGACGTAAGTATGGTTACTATTTGTGCCTCTCTCTCATTCAAATCTTTACGAATTGCATGAATAAAATCATACATATCCATAGTTTAGAACACGCCACTGAAATTATTGCCTCTTAATGCAGCACCTTTACCTCTGCTTTTACCCTTTCCGTAACCGGGTTTATGTGCTGTATCAACCTTTACTTTTTGAGGTTGTGATAAGGCAATGCTTCCTTGACCTTTTATAGTTATGGAAGTTTTTGCTTTCATTTTCTACTCCTTATTTTTTTGTAGTTTTTTTCTTAGAAACTGTTTTTTTCTTTACTGTTTTTTTCTTAACAGTAGTTTTTTTTGCTTTAGTTTTTGTGGCTGGCTTAACCTCTACACTTGCAACTTCTGTATTAGAAACTTGCTGTTTTTCTTGCAATTTTTTCTCTTTTATTTGTTGTTTAATTTTTTCATTTATTGAGCTTGTCATTTGTTCATCCTCGCTTGTAGGTCTATTAATTTTAATTCAGCTTGCTGTTGCAATCTTTGTTTAGCAATGTCATTTTTCTCATTGCCTATAGCAGCTTGTTGGTCTGCTTTGTTTCGTTGTATTTGTAATTCTGTTGCACTTTCCATAGCATCTTGCTCTTCTTTAGCCATAAACTGTTGATTTTTCAATTCTATTTCTTTATCACGCAATCCTAGTTCTTGTTGTCTAATTGCAACAAGTGGGTCTTCTTGTTGAGGTGGTTGTACAGAAGCCAAAAACTCAGCCGACAACTCAGCTAATATTGGTGAGCTAAAGCTTTCAATAATAGTCTGTATTTGTTGTTGTAGAGCCATTTGTGATTGTGGGTCTAACTGTGTTCCTTGTTCTAGTGACGCTTGTATTTGTTGTTGCACGTCAGGTGGTAACTGTTGTTCTGCCATTTGATTAGCCATAAATTGTAAATGTTGCATCACGTGTGAAATTATTATGGATTGTAATTGTGGGTTTGTAATAACAGCTTGTGTCAAAAATAAACTTTTATGTGCTTCTACATGTGCCTCATGATTTTGCTCAGGAAACGCTTGTTGTGGTATACCTTGTAGTAAGCCACTGTTTTCAATACCTGCATCCACAGGTTTAGGAGTTGTATCTGCTGGCGGCATAAGTAACGAGTCTATATTGTCTACACCTAAAGCTGCGTACATTCTTCTGTAAGCTTCATAGATACCTTGTGGACCATGTAGCTGTGGATTGGATTGCACCATTGTTAATAGTTCTTGTGCCATGATTACTCTTTGGCTCATAGAAAAAATATTAGGGTCAGATACAGGTATGACATCTACCTTATTATCAAAGTCTTCTATCTTTACTTCTCTAACACCACTACCTGTTTCATAGGGGTATACAGGTGGCAAAAACTCTTGGAATACTCTAGCAAGTATTTGAAACTCATTTTTTTGTGAATAGTGCAATCTTTTATGTATTGCACTCATAACCTTTGTGCCTTTCTCTAATAAAGCAACAGTTGTCCCAACTGGCATAGCAGCATTTGCATCACCTATATTCATATCTGCTATTGCAGCAAATCTTTTGCCTGAATCAACTAATAAGCCAAGTAATTGAAATAATACATTGCTAGGCTCTTTGTAAGGTAACGGCATCAAAGAGTCTCTTAATGCGCCACCCGGTGCATCAACATCTCTAAACTCACCCGGTTGTAAGGGTGAGGCTTCATCTCTAATCCTAATTCCTCTAGCTTTAAAACCTGCTGGTAGGTTACTTAATGTGCCAGCATCTATAAGTTGTCTAAGCAAAGATGTAGAAGCTTTAGATAGACCTCCTATCATGTGTGACAATCCTAAGCCATAGAAACCTAATCCGGGTAAAAATTTGTATTGCACAAAGTAATTTATTTTGTTTCTTAGTACATCTGTCGGCTCATAATTTCTACGTATAGATAAAACTTTTTGTGATGACTCGTCTATAGTTATGATATAAGGTAGTTTTAACCCAGTTTGTTCACCCATCTCATTGGTGTCTTCAAAGCCTTCAATGTCCGCAACAGTGTGTATTTCGTACAATCTTCGTTGTTCATCTTCTCCGTAATCTGGCTGTACGCCTTGTATTTTGTCTACCTCTTGCTCTATTTCATCTCTACTTATGTTTTCAGGGTCAAGTAAGTCTATATCCGCATAAAAACCAGATAACTGCATCTTTCTAACTTCGTTATTACTCATAGAAACTACGTGTGTGACTCTTTCGGCTGAAAGTATGTCTGTAGCGTTATATGGCACTAACAAGTCTTCAGCAGGCACAAACTTAGATACAGGCCTACCTTTTGTTGCATCATAATAAACCTTTTTAAATGCACTGCCTGATAAGGGTAAATAAAACAATAATTGGTCTAAATCAGGGTCATATTCAGGCATCTCGTTCATAATGTAGTAGTTCATAAACTCGCCTACTCTTTCTGCCTGCATTTCAGTGTTTGAGTCTCTTTGACCTATGACTTGTGTTTTTACAGGACCTTGCGCAGGTAACAATTCTTTGTAGGCTTGTGCCTGAAATTGTGTTACCGCCTCTGACAATATAGGATGAATAACACCACTTGAACCTTCAAAAGGTTGACTTCTTTGCTCATCAAAACGCATACCAAGATATTTTAATCCGTCTGTATAAGTTTTTTCCCATTCTTTGCGTGATTCTTTATCGTTTTCTATAGCGTACAATAATTTAGAGGAAATACTGCCTAATATGTCGTCATCTAAAAATTCTACTAAATTTGCATCAAATGGTATTTGTGGTGCTTGTTGTTCCGTTGGTTCGTCAAAAACTATTTCATCTTCGCTAATGCTAATTTGTAAAGCATCAAACATTTCATCGTCAAAGCTTCTTGGTGGTGCTTCTATATTTATATCATCGACAGGCACACTAACAGACTTAGTTTGGTCTTTTATATCAGGGTTATCTTCAGTGCCTAGTTTTCTTTCTGTAACCATATTATCTCTTATATTTTTTTGATTTTACCTTCTTGCCTTTGTTTTTACCACCTGTTCTTGCAATCAAGCCACGTGCTTTTGCTGATGCTTTTTCACTAAATCCAAGTTTTTTGCCTGCCTTTATCTTTTTTTTAAGTGTTGATAGTTTTACGACCATGTTTTTTTCTTATAATATTTTTACCACGCTTGAATATGGCAGCAATAGCTTTTTTGCCCATAACCTTTGCTCTTTGTTCTGCCACAGTTAGTATTTGTATTTTTCTAGCAAATGGTTTTCTTATATTTGTAACTTTTTTTACTGTAGCTTTTGCATCAGCTTGTGTTGCAAACTTTATAGGCACAGTATCTTTTGGGTTTTCGTCTGTGTATAAACGTCTACCACTACCCTTTGGTTTTTTACCTGTGCCTTTTATTGGGTCTTTTCTTTTTTTTGTTACCATAATTAATAATATGACAGTGCTGTTCTATCCACTTGCATATCTTCTTGATAGTCACTGTCTAACTCCACTAAACCGCCTTGTCTTATTCGCATTAAAGCCATGGTAGTAGAGTCACAAAAGTCATCGTTTTCTCCAAAAGGAAAAGCAGCTAACTCTTCTATTACTTCTTCTGCAAAAGCATCTTCTGTAGCATATACCATACCACTTTCAAACATAGGTGCAATAGAGTTCATTCTAGCCACTTTATCTTGTCCTCTACTTGGTGAATATGCTTGTACAGGTATGCCTATCTTTCTAAGTTCTTGTGTTAAAGGTGTGCCACTGGCTTTTGCTTCTATTAAGACTATATCTGGTTCCCAATACTTATATTCTTCTAAAGCAATGTTTTTTAGTTGTGGGAAGTCTACTCTATGTCTACTGGCATCTAATAATATAATCGCATGCTCACTACCATCCTCAGGGTCAAAAATACCCCATGTAGTTATAGCTGAATAGTCTGCTGTTTCTTTTGCGCTAAAAGCTGTATCGTAGCTTTGCACAATACACTGACAACTTGGTATCGCTTCATTCTCCCAAGTTTGCCACCATTCTCTTTTTACTATAGAACCACTCTCTGCGGTTGGGTTTTGCATCCATTGTGCGTTCCATTTACTTATGGGTAAAGATGCTTTTACCGATAATAATTCTTCTTTTTTCCAAAACTCACTCCAAAGCGGTTCTTCTGATTCGGGCATAATAGCTGGGAACTCAACAACCTCCCATTGGTCTGCGTGTGTTTCAGATTGCCTTTTTAGTAATCTACCTGCTAAGTCCTTTGTACTCCAACGTGTCATAACTAAAACGATGGTGCCGCCGGGCTGCAATCTTTGGCGTGGTCCACTTGTGTACCACTCCCAAGCCGCATCCATTGCAGTCGGCGACATTGCATCTTGTTCTGAATGTGGGTCATCTATAATTAACAAATCAGCACCACGACCTGTTATAGCACCACCTACACCTGAATAAAAAGCTTCTCCACCGTCATCAGTAGTCCATCTACCAGCAGACTTGTTATCGCCTGATAAATTTATATCAGGAAAAATGGTTTGATATTCCTCACTGTCTATTATATTACGCACCCTTCTACCAAATCTCACAGCTAATTCAGCCGTGTGTGTTGCTTGTATAATTTTTAAACTTGGATTTAATCCCATCATCCATGCAGGAAAGTATGTTGATGCAAATTCTGATTTGGTGTGTCTTGGTGGCAACATAACCATAAGCCTTTTACATTTGCCTTGTGCAATACGATTAAGTTTTTTTGCTAAAACTTTATGATGTCTACCCATAATGAAGCCATCCCATTGATGTTTCACAAACTCTAAAAAATCAGATTTACATTTATCTCTAGCATTAAGATTTTTCCATTTATCTATTAGGGTCAAAGCTTCTACTTGTTCATCCCTAGACAGAGCATCAAATGACTTTATTTTGTCTAAATCTATCATAAGGTGGAGAGCCAACGCGTATATTTAAAGGACAAAATTGACTCTCCTGACATACTACATTGGAGAGAGGAGATATGTGAACATCTGCAAATGAGCATGTCAGTTAGACTTTACCCCATTCTTGTCCTTGGAACAATAATGCCTCAGCTTTTCTTCTTTTTTTTAGGCCTTCATTAGGCACACCATTTACTTTATTCCACCTTTGTATTTGATACGGTATATCTGCCCAATCTACATGTGTGCTGTTCAAAATTTTTAATAACGAAGAATTTTTTAAGTTTGTAGGACCTAAATTAAACACCCATGATACCATCGCGTCAAACTGATTTTGGTTGAGTTCGACATCAACCATATCATTTACGTAGCCTTCATATTCTACTAGCTCATGAGCCAATAAATCCTCTGCATCTTGTTTCGTAATTGTCATACCGTCTTGCACAGGACTACCGTCAATAAGCTTTAGACTACCAAAGCCTATGGTTAGCTTGTTTGCTGGGCATCTGTAAGAAACTACCATGCCGTCTTCCATGGGACATCCTTCAAAGTGTTTAATTAAATCAATACCATTTTGAGATATTTTCATGTTTTTATTCTTTTTCAGGTGAGTGAGATGCTCCGAAATAAAACGAAATAATGGCACTAGCTAATCCTCCGAGATAACCAAGCACTAGATTTATAAGTGCTTCGCTATTTTGTTCTGGTGGTTGCAGGGTTACTAAAAATATGTAACCTAAAAAACCACCAATAGTAAATAATCCTATAATTCTTGCCGTCCAATCTTTACTAAAAATGCTTCTTGCATTTTGTTTATCTTGTGTTTCTAGTTTAAATACATCTACATCAAGCTCTTTCATTTGAACTTCAAAAGCTTGCTCTGCTTTTTTTAGTTCTAACATTTGTTCTGGTGTAGCGTTTTGAATTGCTGTTTCTATTGATTTTTGGTCATTAGGTACACCAAGAACGTCAGCAATCATGTTTGCAGCCATACCACCCATAGGTCCTCCTATTGCTGTTCCTAAAGTAGGCGCAACTGCTCCTATTACATTTTTAAATAATGCTTTCATATTAATATACTCGTTAATACTGCTATACCTATTGCACCAAGAAAACCAAAAACACCAAAGGTTGTTGCTTTAATTGTTGAATTGATAAGAGTTATTTCTTGTTTTATGTCAGAAAACTCGTTAAAGGCAGTTTTCCAACGTTCGTGTGATATTGTCTCAAGTTTTGTTAATCTTTCTGCAACATCATTGACTGTCATTTTTTTATTAACCATAATTTTTATACAGTAAAAATTTTAAGAGCTTTCGTTTTGCCCTTGACCTTTATTGGCTTCAATGATTTTAACTTATAATTAACACTTTGTGCAGTATTTTCTCCAATAAGTATATCTACGCCAACTTCTTTTGTTGCAGATTCTAGTCTGGCTGCTATGTTTACAGCATCGCCAATCGCTGAATAGTCGAACCGAGTGTCGCTACCTACGTTAGCTATTACAGCTTCCCCTGTGTTTACACCCACGCCTATAGCTATTTTATGTGGTAGTTCTTTGTTAAGTTCTTCTATAGCTTTTTGCATTTCTATTGCAGTTTTTACAGCAAGTTCTTCATGGTTGTCTAAGTCTAGTGGCGCATTAAATATAGCCATACATGCATCGCCTATAAATTTATCTACCATGCCACCATTTTTTTGCACACAATCAACTTGCACTGTCAAAGCTTTGTTCATTATGTCTGTAACTTCTTCTGGTTCTAATTTTTCTGACAAAGACGTGAAGCCACGTACATCGGTAAAAAGGAAGGAGCAAACACGCCTTTCACCACCTAACTTTAGTAAGCTTGGGTTGTCTTGTAATCTTTTTACTTGTCTTGGGTCTAAGTAATGCTCAAACTGTTTTTTAATTTGTAAACGTAATTTAAACTGTTGTCTAAATCTCAGATAAAAAGCTATAGCACCCGTAATAAAACTTGCAATTATTGTCCACGTTACGTCTATTAATAATCCATTTTGTATTAGCCAATAACCGCCATAAGCTATCGCTAGTGTAAAAATCACATAACCTAATACGCCTAATGTTATGCCTAACAAATGTATTAAAAACCATGTAGCTGTAACTGATAGTGCAAAAATACCTATTTCTGCAGCCAAAGACCAATCAGGTATGTAAGGTGAATCTTGTATTAATATAGATTCTGCAAGAGCAGCTTGTATTTTATGTGGTTCTAATAAACCAATTGGAGTAGCTACTTGTGGCATAACACCAGATGCAGTAACGCCTATAAATACTACCTTACCTGTTACATTCATTTCAGATAAGGTGGTTTGTGGTGTATCTACCCAACTAATCCACTTACGACCTAAACTATCTGTTTTAACAGGTGGTATTCCTCTAATTGATATTTCCTCTACACCATTATCATTAGTTTTTATAATGTAAGTTTTGACATCAAACAATGCTTTATATATTTGTGTGCCAAAACTAGGAATCCACTCGTTATCAGGTGTGCTTACTAATAAGGGTATTCTTCGCACAAGCTGGTCAACGTCTGTGGGTGCTATCGCTAAACCTTGTAACGTGTTATTTGCAAGAATATCAACATTTTGCACTACACCTTGCGATACTATTCCTTGTGCTTTATCGCCCATAATAACTGTGCCTGTTGGTTTGGGATATTTGCCACTGCCGTCTTCAAACATGGCTAATACAGATGGTATATAACCTAATGTTTGTGCAAAAATCTCATCACCGCCCATGCGGTCAGCTTGTGGATATGCAACAACCCATCCTATACCTGCAGCACCCTCGTTAATTAAATCTATTTGTATTTGTGCAAGTGTTCTTCTAGGAAACGGCCAACCACCCATGTTGGCAACATCTTCTTCAGTAATATTTAGTATGACAAAATTACCTGATTGAGGTTGTTCTTTTACAAAGGCATCAAAGGTTTTAAGTTTTAGTATTTCTGTTGGTGTAGATTGAAATACCAAAGGTAGAGCTAATATGGGCAGTATTAGTAGTATTAGCTTTTTGATTCTATCTCCTCTAAAACCGTAAATGATTTAAGCTGTTGTATGTCATCCCATTTAGACCTTTTAATTTTAGTCCAATGATTTGCTCTATGTGTGCTTAAATAGGCTGGTCTTATTTTAACCCATTTCCAACCAATATCGCCAATCTCAAAATGATGATAGCCATGAGATAGCTTTCTTGCTAAGGTAGGGTCGTTGTAAAACCGCACTAGGTTACGAGGTTTTTTTGCATCCGGGTGTTGTGGTATTTTTTTTATATCTATTGTAATCATGCTTGCACCATATATTTTTTTCGTTTTTCAGCAAAAGCTTTCATTTTTGCAGGATATTCTTTTTGGTTTCTACACGCGTTTTGTGAACGCAGCAGAATACGTTTAAAGTTTTCTATCTCTAGCAACGACTCATCTTTTGCAACAAGAGCTTCGAAAATTCTTTTAACAAGTTTTGTTTCACCCCAGTTTAAATGTACGTTACATGAATTTTTATCTCTACTCATTTTTTTTCCTATGTTTTGTTAATTTTTTTATTATAAGGATTGTATAACAGATGTCAACACTTTTCTACACTTAATTAGATTGTGTAATTTTTATTATAGAGTCACTGCCACCATTAATCTTAATGACATTTGATACGCCGTCTTGTATAAAAATGACTGTGTAGGCGTTAGAGCCATCTAAATCCACTCTTACTGTTTCATTAACTTGTCTACGCAAACTCACTACATTGCCTGTAATAAGCGTAGTTATTTGTGTATCTGGGTCTTTACCTAGTAAAGTTCCTACTATTTGTGTAGTGGTTGCTTGTGCTAAAACATCTTCGTCTTCGTCAATAGCTAATGCATCTAATACATTTAACAGGTCTTCAAGATAGTTTACATCAAGATAATTAATGTCTAATTCTGTAAATTCTAAACTATCTTCTTTTAAATAATCTTCAGCTAAATAATCTATATCTAAGTCATTAAAATCTAGCACACTATCTGTTTGTGTGCTTGTGGCTTCTTCTTCTACTAAAGTCTCTTGTTTAGGTGGTGTGACAATCAACATGTTGTCTATTAGGTCTAGGGTTAAATCTAAAATTACAGGCTTAGTTGGAGCAGACTCAAACACGCTAACTGTAGTAGCTTCATAGGGTTTGTTTAGTATCACTGTACCCATTGCTGTTACTACTTCTATTTCACCACTAGATAGTCCTAGTGCATCAGGCAAAAGAATGATTAGACTTCTACCTAATTCATCTACAGTTGCCGTAAAGTCGGTGCCACGTATTGCTATGTTTGCAGTAGGTGTTTTTAGTTGTATATTCTGTTTATCTATACGATTTAGATTACCTGTTATAAACCTTGCTGTGCCTAAACCAAATGTTAAAGCCATTTTAGATTTACTAGGGTCTGGGTCAAATATGTATGAGTCTATGACAAGTTCCGACCATTCTGTAAGTTTAACTACAGAATCATCTAAAAATTTTATAGCCATGCGACCATCTTTGGTTATGGCCTCATCATTGCTTTGAATAGCAAACTTTAGATTTGCATCGTATGGCTTATCTCGGACAATTTGTGCTGTACCGTTTAGCTCAGATATGTCACCTATATCAACAGCTTGTGCTTGTACCTTGGTCGTTTTGAATAATACAAACAGTAGAAGCAGCAGTGCCAGAAACCGAAATAACTTTAAGCCAATCGTTGTCCTGTGTTGATAGCTGTTGTACATTAAAAGTTCTAGAGCCTCCCGTGTGGTCAAGATAAAAATATCCACCTGCTGATGCTGTAACACCCGTACCAGTATAAGTAAGACTATTATCAGAGCCGTCTATATCTAAATACTGAGTCGCACCATCAATGTTTATATTTGATGTAATGGTATTGTTTGAACCATTAATTATCCAATCTAGGTCTAAATTCGAAGCCATGGCAGTAGTGCCTTGATTTAATGTAAAAGTATTACCACTACCTGTAACATCCACATATTGATTAGAGCCATCTGCACTGTAAGTATCAGTTGGGTCTACCTGTATGGTAAAAGTATTTGTACCACCATCAAACTCATAGAAACCTGTAAAGTTATCTGCAAAGATATCTCCTAAAAATTTGTTCGTTGCACCTATCATATTAATGTCTAAGGTCATGCTGTTACCGTCTAAATCAAATGCAGTTAAATTACCTGCTGTGCTGTTTAGACCACCAATGATATTAGATATACCTAGCTGTTCTAGGTCTATGTTAGCACCTGTACCAGATTGGTCTACGTATATTTCATTATCAGCCGCGAAAGCCACAAGAGAACATGTAGCTAGTATGCTTATTAGTTTATTTTTCATAATTTTATTCTACTCCTTCATTTTTATTTTGTAAAACCCAAAAACCTCTATCGTAACCTGTATTAACTATTTCAAGCACAGCACCTTCTATAGCTTTCATTAAGGCTATCGTAGATGATTCATTCCTTGCGTTACCTAGTTCTATTTCTACTAACTCGCTATCGGCTTCTACAAAGCGAAACACATCTTCTGATTTACCATAACTAAAAATAGTTTTTTGACTTAAAACTTCTAACAACACCTCACCTGTTGCAACAGAAACCATGCGCATACTTATAGTTATATTATCCTCTCTATAAATTACAGATTTGCCTACGCCAAGATATCTAGCACCAGAACCACCGCTTTCTAGGTTTGCCTCGTAAGATATAACAGCACCTTCTATTAAAATACCTGCAAACAACAAGGGTCTAAGTGCTTTTTTCTTTTCTTCCTCGTTAGCTGACTGCTCTCTTGCAGACCTTATAAGCTGTCTTTCTTTGGTAAGGTTGTCTAATCCAACTCTTTCAACTACTCTAAAAAACTTACCATCACCTGCATGTTTTAAAGCTCTAATAAGCAAAGCATTGGGTTGTTGAGTAATTGCTGTGCTGAACAAAGCAAACTCACTGTTACTTTTTCTTTGTCCTGTTTGGTCTGTAAAAGATAATGGATAAACAGCAACCACAGGACTTACCTCAGGGATAGGCACATTTTTAAGTTCTACAGATTGTAGGTCTTGTATGGTTGCTATGTCTTTTGAAAACCTTTGTTCATAAGTATCTTCTAGTTGATTAGTTATAGAGCAACTAGAAAGTAAAAGTGCCAATAGGTATGACGATTTCGGTGACTGTGCCATCTGCTTCGGTTATTTTTAGGGTTAATGTTACGCCATCACTCGTATATTCAATTGTGTTCCCCTCTAAAGTAATGACACCTTCGCTTTGCGGTGTTTCACCAAACAAATTATTAACTAACTGTCTGCTCAGCTCAGCATATACTCTTGATTCAAGATTGCGCATAAATCTCGCAAGAGTTGAGTTTTCTTTTTCTCTTTTGATTTCATCTTGTAAGGCTTTTATTTCTTCTTTAATAGTAAGCTTACGAGTGTACTGTTGATTTTCAATTGTCAGATAATGACTGGAAGTACCAATACCGCTAAAACTAGGTGACTTAAATTTATGAGTTATAGTGTCAGCGACTAAATTCATGCCTATAATTGCTACAAACATAATAGAGCCTATAAAAAAAGTCCATATAGCTATTCTTGTTTTTGCTATTTCATCTTGAATTTCTTGTTGTTCAGTCTTTCCTTTGGTCATCTCTATCCGCCTTAGCGATTTTATTACTATTTATAAGTTGTGGTACACCAAGAATAGTTTTTATCAAGGTGTCTTGTCTAATGATTTCATTATCTAAACTGCGCACTCTGTCTATCAATGCTACTAAAATACCATGTTGTGAGTCAAGTTTAGTGCCTAATCGTTCTTCTAAAGCGTTTATTTGAGCTTCAACCTTTTCATCTACGGCATCCAGTTTTGTTTCCATGCCGTCCACAATACGAATAACAAGCTTATATATAAACCAACCTAATCCAATGGCTGCTGCAATAGGAAAACCAACCTCTTGTATTATGGTAACGGCTGATTCCATTAGTAATCACCCCAAACTTTAGTTTTTTTGCCTCCATCATAAAAAACTGCATGTCCTTCATCTATAAGTATTTGACATATATCCTTACCATCTTCTGTGTAAGGTATGCCTAATATACGACCATACTTGCCCTTGCCTAAAGATTTTACTTTAATTTTACCTACACATAACTCTGCAAGCCTAGCTTTTGCAGCTAAGCCTAATTTTTTTTCTGCTAAATCTCTTGTCCGGGATTCGGGAGTATCAATTTGTGCCAACCTCACCCTTTGTTTGTGTAATTTAACATCGAATCCTAAATCAAGACAGCAATCAAAAGTGTCGCCATCTACAATACGTTCTAGCGTAGCATTATATACAAACGCATCTGGTGACTTAGCCATTACTTACTTTGAGTTTTTTTTACTCTTTTAGTAGTCCAAGCTTCATTAACATTAGGTGTTGATTTATCGTCAGCCACATAATGTCCTTTTTTATTCCTAGCTCTTACTTTGACTTCTGTTGTACCAGTAATGTTACCCCACAATCTTTTAAGAAAACTCATTTTATTTGTCCTTTGCTTTTAAAACATTTAATGCGCACCAATCTATAATTTTATATAGCTGAGCCAACCACTTATCTCCTTGTGGAGTTGGTGTTACGGCAGCAACAAAAGAAGCAATAGCTATTATGGTGCATACCCATGTAAATATATTTAACCAAATCATTTACTTCTCCTGTTTTTCTTCTTCTTTTTCTTCTACTTGCAACTCATTAGTTTGCTCGTCAATTTCTTCTACTACGTTATCTACTATATTTTCAGTTGATTCCGCGACAGTATCAATGACACCACTTACATCTTCTAAAGCAGAAGTTGTTATGTTACCTGCTGTTTTGACAGTTGAATCAATAACACTTGTTGTTAAATCTTTACCGCCATCTATAACAGCACCTACAGTTGCACATGATGTTATAAATACTGAGCTTATTAATATTAATATATTTTTCATTTTACTCTCCTTTTAGTTTTCTAGAGTTTTGGTTTCTGTTTCTAAAACTTCATCTGCTTGCTTTTTAGTTGAATCAACAAATGCTTTTTCAAAAACGCTTTTACTAGCCTTAACTTGGTCTAGTTGAAATTGTATTCGTGATTCTTGATTTGATAAATCTAGTATCTGCGAATGTAAATATTGTTGTTGTGGTGTTAAATCAGAGACTTTCATTTCTTTATTATCTAACATAACTACTGGCTCTTGGTTTTGTTTACTCATTTTTTACTCGCTTAAAGTTTTAGTAACGCTTGTAGGTGTAACCTTTTCAGCTATCTGTGCATCTAATGATGTTTTCATTTCAGTTACTTTATCACTACCTAATGCAGTTTCTACCCAACCTTGCACGTCACTAGATTTTAAACTTGACCAGTTTATAAAACTAGATAAATCATCTGTGCTTACGGTTTGTGAACCATAAACTTCAGCAGTCCAGTATTCACCTTCACTATCTTTATTAGTATCGTCTTTTGCAGTAAGTCTCCAATGTACGTTATAAACCACGTTTGATTTACCGCTTTTAGAAGGATATGTATCACATGTTTTACAATCCCAAGTATATCCTATTGCCATTTTATTCTCCTTTTAAGTTATTAATTTCAGATTGTAAGGCATCAATCTGTTCTTGTTGTTCTTGTATTGCTTTTATAAGAGGTGTAACTAATTTACTGTAATCCATTTGATAATA